AATGAAAATAATAGAACAATTAAATTACTCAACAAACAATACATCAATGAAATAGAAAACCAACTACAATCATTGATGTCCGTTTAAATAAATTATGGCCGAAATACAAAACAATTTCACTCTTGCTGAAGCTCCTCCTGGTATTTTTTATCCTCAAGATTTTTCTTTAAATAAACTTGATTTTATTACTGCTTCTGGACAAAAATTCAACATTAAAAAATTAATGGTTGAAATGTCTTTTTATGAGGACATTTATAGTTTTTGCACTTCTGGATCAATTACAATACGGGATGCTTCTTCGTTTATTGAAATATTGCAATTAGTTGGTAATGAAATGATTGAAATTGATTTTGGTAAAATAAAAGGTGCTCCAAACAACGACAACAGCTTTTACCATGTTTACAAAATAGGCAAACGAGTGCCCACAGGCAATTTCAATGATGAATTTTACACAATTCATTTTTGTTCAGAAGAATTGTATCTATCAGAACAGTTAAAAATAAGTAAATCATTTAAAGGCAAAACAATATCTGAAATTGTAAAAAATATATTGACGAATTATTTAAAAGTTTCTCCTAAAAAAATTGGTCAAATTGAAGAAACATATGGTACATATAGTTTTATTATACCAAGATTTAAACCATTTGAAGCAATCAGTTGGTTATCAACCTATGCCAGACCAGTAGCAGGCAAAGGATCAGATTTTTTATTTTACGAAAATAGATACGGATTTAATTTTAGGTCAATACAAACAATATACAAAGACAATGTATATGCCACCTATAAGTATCAACAAAAGAATTTGAGTGCCGACAAAGAGAGTCCTCAAGATAAAGCCTCCACAGTTATAGACTATGAGTTTGTAAAAACATATGATACTTTAGAAGAAGTGGCTTCTGGTACGTTTGCAAATAAATTAATATCTTTAGATCCATTACAAAGAAAATCTAAAATAACTGTTTTTGATTTTTCAAATTATCAAAAACAAGCGGCAACATTAAATGGAAAACCAGCCATCAATCTTTCAAAGAATAGATTAGGCACCACACAAAATCAAGCGTATGATTCCGTCATAAAAGTTGCAATCAGTAACTCAGATGAAGAACTTAACACTTACATTAAACAATCACCTGGTTCTGTGGCAAAAGATATCTATATAGAAACGTATGTACCAAATAGAACGGCTCAATTATCTTTAGCAAATTATACATTATTAAAGATTGTTATACCAGGAGATCCTGGTGTGACAGTAGGATCAGTTATTAATTTTAACTTACTATCAACAAAACCTACTGACACAACTAAAGATGCCGATAAATTTTATTCTGGAAAATATCTTGTTACAGCCGTTAGGCATATTTTTAATGATTCTGGTTCTTACATAACAGTATTGGAGATTGCTAAAGATAGTGTTAAATCGTCTTATGCAAATATTAATGAATATGCCACAACTATAGTTAGTTCGAGTAAATTATAATGGAAAATTTTATTGGTAAAGATGGTTTTGCGTGGTGGGTAGGTGTTCTTGAAGATAGAGCCGACCCATTAGGATTAGGCCGTTGTAAAGTTCGTATTTTTGGTTGGCACAATGAAAATAAAATGGAACTGCCAACAAGTGATTTGCCTTGGGCTTTAGCCATGTATCCTATAAACAATTCAAGGTCATTTTCTTCACCTAGAGTCGGAGATTGGATTGTAGGGTTTTTTATGGACACAGCATCAGGTCAAGCTCCAATAATGATGGGTGTGATATCGGGATTAAATTCATAGGAAAATAAATGCCAATAGAAGCAATTCAAGTAGGTCTTTTAGATAAAGCATTAAATCCTGCTGTTACAGCCGCAGCCACAACTTTGCCTCAAGTTGATACTTCAAATAAAAATGCAACTTCGCCTTATCCAGCGGAAAATGGTGGGCCAAACACACCTTCAAATGTGCCAATTTATGCCACAGGTAATGCTGCCAAAGCACAAACAGGATTAAAAAAATCAAATGAAACTGTTGCGCATGCCTGTGATTCTAGCACATATGTTGGTGGCATGATTAAACAAGTTGGTGCATATGGAGGCCAAATTATTCAAGCAATTCGCAATGCTATCAAAGCTATTTTAAAAGCTCTTGGTTTTAATCCTGCGGCAAATGGTCTCGTAAGTGATTTAAAAAAATTAGCAAAAGATATAAAAGCCACATCTAAATTTGTTAAAGATATAACTGATGCAATACAAGGATATATTTTATACGTTAACGCAATTAAAAAATTAATCAATTATATATTGACATTACCGGCAAGATTGTTGGCTTATTTTAAAGATTGTATTGCGACATTACGCAAACAATTGGTTGCTGGTTTTAAATCAGCTTTAGATAATACACCACTTACTGAATCTACTAAAGAATTAGAAAATTCAATAAAAGAAGTTCAAGGTTCAATCAAAGAATTTAATAATAATGTACAAAGTCTTGTACAGACTACTGGACAACTTACAACATCATTAACTAATTTAAACCAAACTCCGGTTGCAAACACTCAAGCGCAAGCTGAAGTAACACAACAGGTTTTTCAAGCAGCAGGATTTGCCTCTACAACCAACAATTTTTCTAAACCTTAATTATGGCAGATATTAACGAACCGCCGTCAGCGTATAATGCAAAGTATCCATTTAATAATGTGATGCAAACTGAATCTGGCCATTTTCAAGAATTTGATGACACGCCAGGTTATGAACGAGTTAGAACACAGCACCGTATTGGTACATTTACAGAATGGCAACCTGACGGTAATGAAGTTCATAGAATAGTTGGTAATGGTTATCGTATAGTTGCAAAGGATGATAATGTAATAATCCAAGGCAAATGTAATATTAATATTGTTGGAAATGCAGAAGTAACAATCCAAGGTGATGCAATTACTAATGTTCAAGGCAACGAAACAAAAGTTGTGGAGAAAGATTACTCTTTGCTTGTAAAAGGAGAATATAAACTGAGTACCGGTGGCGATTTAAATATAAATGCCATGGGACAAACATCCGGTATTTACATTCAAGCAGGTGAACTCGGCACAACTTTTAATACAGATGTAAATGTGAGTGGTGAAGTATTGGCTGACTCACTTCATTCTAGTGGGTCAATTACTGCCGGTACAGGAATTCATGCAGGACTACCAACATCAGCTAATCCTACTGCCGGCATTTCAACATTGGGCGGAATAAATGTAGGTATTCCTGGTCCAACTGCGCCAGGTACAGTTGTTGCAACAACTTTAGTAACAGCACCAGCAGTTGTTGGAACGGCAGTCGTATTTGGAGGTATGTTATTAGATCCAGAGGGTGGAGCTCCATTAATGAGAATTATATATAATTCACACATACATATTGCTCCAAAAGGCCCCACAAGTACACCAATTTCTTTTATGCCTTAATTAATTATGACAATATTTGATAGATACCAACTAAACTTTGATACAACCAGATTTGGTGATGCACAAGATTTATCATCAAATGCTAGCAATACGATTAATTTAATTGCAAATAATTCTGGAGCAATACAGCCATGGCAACAAAACTGTATTGCATCTGGTGCTGTTGTAAGGAGTGATTATTTTCAGAACCCAACAACTGCTAATATATCCAGTATGTTGGTCTCCACAGCAAACATTGCAATTAACTCTTTGGCTATTGCAAACTCAAATACTATTTTTGCAAACGTTTTTTCATATGCTGATAATTTAATTGTTTCATTAAATTCTTTTCAATCACACACTGATAATATTTGCGGTTTAAATATAGTATCTGACGCTACTGTGCCTTCATACGATACAGCTTTTGTTCTTGGGCAAATGTCAATGTTCAATCTGGCCAAATGTGATGAACCTCAAACAAATACTTCAATAATGTTGGGATGTTTTACAAGCCTTTTCATACCTGATATATTAAAATCCAATACAATTCAATTAGAATATTACAACACAGAATTATCAAATAGTATCGTTATTACAACAGATGAATTTGGAAATACAATTTATTACAGCACCTTGTCCGCTTCACAAATAAGTAATTTGGAAAATTATTTGATAAGCACAGCATCCGTCCTAGATACGAGAAGATCAGAAGATTGGACATTTTATCAAAATTCACTACAAATTGCAAAAGATGTTGCTTTTATGCAACAATTTAGTAGTATGGGAGGAACACAGTCTTATTTGGTAAATAATATTATTGGCACTCCTGCACTTACAGCAAATTTAACATCAAATACCGCATAATGACACAATATACATTACCCCTCTCATCAAATGTTATTAATTTGCTGGCGCAAGATGCTGGTTATAATGTTACCGCCAATGGGGTTAATTTTCCTGGTGGTATCACATTAACAACAAGTATTACAAGTCCGTTACCATATAATTACTATGATTTGTTGGCAGCAAATGCTTATACAATATCAATTAATGCGTATAGTCAAGCAAACACAGGCACAAGCATAGCACAAGCAGCTTTTAATTTTGCAAATACAATTAGTGGGGGATCTGCAGTTGATAATGTGGCAAGAATCACTGCTTCATCTGCGTCAGCAAATACAATTATTCTGCAAAATGTAAATGTGACACAAAATGTTCGATTGAACAGTATTGAAACGATTAATACCGATCAAAACACTAGCATCACAGTAATACAAGGTGTGGATAATACACAGAATACTAGATTAGATTCTATTGAAACGATTAATTCTAACCAAAATACTTCTATTACTATTATTCAAGGTGTTAATACATGGCAAAATAGCGAAATCACATCGGTAAATCAATTTGCACAATCTGCCTACAATAAAGCAAATACTGGTGGTGCTAGCGGTATAGACCAATATGCTCGTGATACGGCCAATTTGGCCATAGGTATTGATGCTACACAAAATACTAGATTGAATTCTATTGAAACAGTTGATAATAACCAAAACACCAGTATTTCAATTATACAAGGCGTAAATGATACACAAAATACTCGTTTAAATTCAATAGAAACAATTAATACGAATCAAAATACAACCATATCAATAATTCAAGGTGTGGATTTATGGCAAAACTCACAAATCACTGCCGTTAACCAATATGCAGCCAGTGCCTATGCTGTAGCTAACACAGCAAATGGTGCCGCCGGTTCTTCTGTTGATTCTTTTGCAAGAACAACCGCTAATGGCGCTAATGGTTTGGCACAAGGTGCTTTTAACACAGCGAATGGTGCAAACGGATTGGCATCTGGTGCCTATAACACAGCTAACGGTGCCAACGGATTAGCGGCAGGGGCCTATAATACAGCCAATGGTGCAAATGGATTGGCATCTGGTGCTTATAATAAAGCAAATACGGCACTAGCCAACACTACAGGTACTTTTTCTGGAAGTTTATTCATTACAGGTGCTTTAGGTGTAGGAACAACCTACTCTGCTACAACAGGTGAAATTCGAGCTACAAATGAAATTACTGCATATTATTCATCTGATGAACGACTTAAAGAAAATATAGAACAAATTGATGCAGCTTTATATAAATTACGCAAAGTTCGTGGTGTTATGTTTGACTGGAAAGATGAAGTCATTGAAAAAAGAGGCGGTGAAGATAAGTATTTTGTGCGTAAACATGACACAGGTGTAATTGCACAAGAAATTGAACAAGTATTACCTGAAGTAGTTGCAATTCGAGAAGATGGATACAAAGCAGTTCGTTATGAAAAACTGGCTGGATTGATTATACAAGCCATCAATGAATTAGCTGACGAAGTTGAAGAAATTAAAAAGAAGATAAAGTAAAATGCCAATACCATCAAGTGGTGCAATCCGCATGGGTGCTGATATTGGTGTTGAACTTGGCAACACAGCAACATCAATGATATCGATAGGTGCTACGGCACCACGAACATTGGCTGGTGTGCCATCAGGTGCAATTCGTGTTGCTGCTGATTTTTATGGTAAATCAAGTTTATTTTCTTTTACTATATCAGCAAATCAACAAGAGGCCAATTTAAGAACATTGGCTTTGGCTGCAGGATGGAATGGTTCTTCAGCAGTGCGAGCCACAATTAATGCTGGTGTGTATATTTGGTCAAATAATACAGGCACAGCTGCTTTAACAATTAATGGTTCGTGGCCAGGTGGTGTTACTCTGGTCAACAATGGTTTCATAATGGGTCGTGGTGGTAATGGTGGTACTGGTTACTGGAGTCCTCCAAGTTCTGCTGCAATGGCTGGATCTACCGGTGGGCCAGCAATAAGTTTGGGTGTCAACGCAACTATTACCAACAATGCCGGAGCATTCATAGCCGGTGGCGGAGGCGGTGGTGCCGGTTCAGGTATAACTGGTGCAACTGGAGGTGCTGGCGGAGGTGGAGCCGGTGGTGGTACAGGCGGAAATTTGGTTAACGCTGGTGGCGGATCAAACAATACAGCAGGCGGAGCTGGTGGTGCTATTGGATCATCAGGATCTAACGGAGCATTACCGCCTAACAGTATAGGTGGATCTGGTGGTGGCGGTGGAAGAATTTTGGCAGGAACCGGCGGAGCCGGAGGTACCTCTGGTAGCGCAACCGGTAAAGGTGGTGGTTCTGGTGGTGGCGGCGCTTATGGTGTTGTCTATAAAGTTGCAAGCGGTAGCGGTGGTGCTGGAGGAACAGCTGGTGCAGCAGGTTCTGCCGGAACTGGTGGTGAAGGTGGTAATGGCGGAGGCGGTGGTGGTTGGGGTGCCAGTGGTGGAGCAGGATCAACAGGTGGTGCCAGTGTAGGTGCAGGTGGTCGAGCCATTGCACTTAATGGATTTACAGCAACCAGAAGTGGTGCTGGTACAACATATGGAGCGGTAAGTTAATGGAAAAATATGGAGTTTTTGACAATAATACAGGTGAGTATACTTTTGTAGAAACAAAAGAACAAGCAATAGAATTGTTTTGGAATCGAGTAGTTGAAGTGGCTCGCACACACTTTCATGGCACGGCTTATGTAACCGTGGTACAAAATGACGATGGTACAGAAACATGGATCAACGATTCTGGTGAAGAAATTGAAAGACAAAGAACAAAAGAAGAAATTCAAGCTTTGGTAAAAAGACAACCAATTGTTGAGGTGTTACCATGACCAGAGAGCATGCCAACAATATGGGATATTTTGGTAATGTTTGGGTTCGTCAAAACATACTAGAAAAAGTTGGTGATACCAATGGTGGTGGTCATAAACACAAATTTGACCATGTAACATTATTAACACAAGGTCGAGTCAAAGTGGAAATCGATGGACACCCATCCAAAGAGTTTGCAGCACCCACATTTATCGTAATACGCAAACAACATAGTCACACATTTACTGCACTAGAGGATGACACAATTTATTTTTGTATTTTTGCACTACGAGACCTTGATGGTGAACCCATAGATGAATTGTTTGATCCTGAAAAGCATGATCCTTTATGCCACAGTGCGGTTGCAGATGATTATTGGGAAAAGATGAATTTACTAGAAAACAAAACGATAGACGAAAAATAGAAAATTCGAAATTTTGCGTTCCGGCCCAAGATTTCCGGAGCGCAATCTTTGGATTTAAAAAAATGATTTTACTCCTACAACGATAATAAATAAAGAATGGCAACACAGACCACAAAAAAAATATATTCGGACATCGATTTTACGTTTACCAGAAAACCGGTGACGGCGGATGTTGCTTTAAGTTACGATTCTCAGGCGGTTATACGATCTATTCGTAATCTTTTATTGACAAAACATTTTGAAAGACCTTTTAATCCACAAATAGGTTCTGGATTGGATATTTTGTTGTTTGAACCAGTATCTTCTATAACTTCATCGTTATTGGAAAATGAAATCAGAACAACAATAGAAAATTTTGAACCTAGAGCAACTTTAAATGAAGTTAAGGTTACTCCCGATCCTGACAAAAATGCATATGCGGTTTTTTTAAGTTTTTATATAGAAAATTCAACATTACCAACAACAGTAACGCTTTTACTGGAGAGAAATAGATAAATGGCAGGCGCAAATTCAAATATCCAAGTTACAGACTTGGATTTTAATAACATCAAAAATAATTTAAAAACATTTTTACAATCTCAAGATATATTAAAAGATTATAATTATGAAGGTGCTGCATTATCTACTTTGTTGGATATTTTAGCATATAATACACAATATCAGGCATACTATCTTAATATGGTTGCCAATGAAATGTTTTTGGATACAGCATTACTACGATCTTCTGTGGTATCACAAGCCAAATTATTGAATTATGTTCCCAAGTCAATTATTTCTCCATCTGCCAACATTACAGTATCGATTTATGGAGTTTCAGAATCTTCTTTAACTTTGCCAAAATACACTCGTTTTCTTTCAGAAGCTATTGATGGAGTAAATTACAATTTTGTTACCACAGATTCACATACTGTTCATGTAACAGCAAACACAGCCACATTTGACAATATTACAATTAAACAAGGTATAGCGTCCAATTTTAGTTTTACTGTAAATTCTACAACAAATCCAACCTATACATTTGAAA